GACGAAAAGATATTCTGTAACGATTATTGATAGAAATCCCGACACTCTTCTTGTAAAGAAAATTGCTTCTCTTCCTATGTGTATATTTAATAGATTTTTCACAGCTGATAATTTGAATCATTACGTCTTTCTCCTCCATTACTAAAGGAGTGGTAAAGTGGCTGAGCTCGTTTGGGACCAGATTGGGGAACGCTTTTATGAGACTGGCGTTGACCATGGCGTCCTTTACCTGTTGAATTCTGGAATTTATGATGAGGCTCATCCGTGGAACGGTCTTACAACCGTTACTGAGTCTCCTACTGGTGCTGAAGCTAACCCTCAGTATGCTGACAACATCAAGTACCTCAATCTAATGTCATTGGAAGAGTTTGCCGGGACTATTGAAGCTCTTACTTATCCTGACGCATTCTGCGAATGCGATGGTTCTGGTATGCCAAACCCTGGCGTATTGGTTGGTCAGCAGACTCGCCGACCGTTTGGGTTTAGTTATAGGAGTCGTCATGGTAACGATTCCGAAGGTGTAGATTATGGGTACAAGTTGCATCTGGTTTATGGAGCTACTGCAGCTCCGTCCGAAAAGGCTTACACGACTATTAATGATTCCCCCGAGGCTATTACTTTCAGTTGGGAGTTCTGGACAGTTCCAGTTCCTGCAACTGGATTCAAGCCTACCGCCACCATCGTCATTGAGTCTACCAAGGTAGACGCCGATGCTTTGGCCGCCCTTGAGGATCTTCTTTACGGGACGATCGGAACCGATCCTCAGCTTCCCCTACCTGATGAAGTACTTGCTTTGTTCGAAGGTACTGTTACTGAAGTCACCCCAGGTACACCTACTTACGATTCTGGTACGGACATTATCACCATCCCTGGTACGGTTGGCGTCATTTACCGTATTCTTGGTTCGATTGTTCCCGCCGGAGCTTATGGTCCTATTACTGAAGACACGATTGTTAATGCTTACCCAGCTCCTGGATACTCGTTCCCCGAGGTCGTTCAGGATGAGTGGTTCTTCAACTTCGCTTAATGCTTCATTTATGAAGGAGATCGGAGAATGCTCAAGATTAGAGTTGTACGTTCCGAATCTTTTGATGAGGGCACAGATCAATTCTCAGATTTAGAAACGGTTGACTTGGAACTTGAGCATTCTCTGGTTTCACTGTCAAAATGGGAGTCTTTTTTTGAGAAACCGTTTTTGAGTAAAAACGATAAGACTTCGGAAGAGATACTTTGGTATATAGAGGCAATGATTATTACTCCTAATTTTCCTTCGGGAATTATCAATGAACTAAGTAAAAAGAATTTGGATGAAATTAATACCTATATAAATGCTAAAATGACTGCTACTTGGTTTAGTGATTCCGAGACTCGACAGGTTAATAGACAAGTTATTACCGCAGAAATTATTTACTATTGGATGATAGCTTTAAACATTCCGTTTGAATGTGAGCGTTGGCATTTGAATCGTTTGTTAACTTTGGTTAAAGTATGTAACAAAATGAACGCTCCGCCAAAGAAGATGAGCAAGCGAGAACTCTTGAGGAGAAATCGCCAACTCAACGAACAGCGTAGAGCACAGTTTAACACTTCTGGATGAGAGAGGTAGAACTATGGCTCGTCTTGCCTGGAGTGCTCTTGGCGAACGTTTCTATGAAGTTGGCGTAGATCGCGGCGTTTTATATATAGACGACGTTGGTTATGCCTGGAGCGGTCTGGTATCTGTTATTGAAACTCCGTCCGGTGGAAAACCTAAATCGTATTATATAGATGGACTTAAATATCTTATTATTTCGGATAAAGAAGAATTTGAAGCTACTGTAAATGCCTATTATAGTCCTAAGGAATTTGATATTTGTGACGGTATAGCAAGTATGCAAGTTGGAGTTATGGTAACTCAACAAAGAAGAAAAACTTTTGGTTTATCCTATAGATCTAAGTTAGGTAACGATTTACAAGGAAGTGATTATGGTTATAAAATTCATATTGTTTATAATGCTTTAGCCGATCCTACCGATAGAAATTATATTTCTATTAGTAATGATCCTGATGTTCCAGTTCTTTCTTGGCAGATAGTAACCAAACCGGTTGTTATTCCAGAATTAATGCACAGTTCCCATATAATTATAGATAGCACCCTGGTCTCTCCAGCGTCGTTGTCTCTTTTAGAAGATATTCTTTATGGAAACGAAACAAATGGTGCTCGTCTTCCCGACCCTTTAGAAGTGGCATCTATATTTGAAGGTGATGGTCCATTTACTGTAACCGATCTCGGTGACGATGAATTTGAAATTACTGGTACTGCAGTTGCTGTAATGATGATTGATGAAAACACATATCAGATTACTTCAGATACAGTAATTATACTTGATGAAGATTCGGCCGAGATCAGTTCTGCATAGAAAAGGAGGATAGAGTGGGAACTGTCGTTGTGCTTACTGCAGAACGAGTAACAGAGCTTATTAACGCTGGAATTGTAAATGCTGTAATAAATGGCTCTGGAAATCTTATATTTACAAAAGCGGATGCTTCAATTATAGATGTTGGTGATATTAAAGAACACGGAACTATGACAGGCCTTCTTGACGATGATCATACACAATATGCCCTTGCTGATGGAACACGTGGAGAATTTGCAACCACCGCCCAAGGTGATAAAGCTGATGCTGCTAGACCTAATCTTCAGGCTGAAACGGATTTTGATGGCGGCGATGCAGGTTCTTGGATTGAGGAATTTACAGTTACGGATGATGATACTGCTACTAGTGGTTGGGTAAATCGATTTGTAGGTTGGTTCAGACATCGTGTGGCTGGAGCTCCTGTTGCCGATAATCTAAGACGTATGGTTATTTGGTTTAATGAATATATGGAATTACGTCTTGCCCCCGCAAAGCATAATACTGTTGCTCTTAGACTCTTTGTAAGAGATACTGGAACTACACAAACTAATGCACGAGATCAAGATGTTCCAATTTTTGAATTAATGGACGATCGTGGTATTAGAACACCTATTCTTGGATTATATCCTAATGGTCATTTTAGAATTGCCGAAGATATGATTGAAACGGCACACGTACTTCTTTTAGGTCCTGCCGATCCTGTTCCTACGGGAACACCAGCGGGAACGATTATCGTTAGGACGGAATAATGGCCGAAACTTTAATTACGTTTGATGCTGGAACACCTGGAAACAATGTTATTGAAGGTGTTAATAGTATTGATGATATTACTGGTGGAACGCCAGTTTATGTTGCTGGATATCATGGCGCAGCTGCAGTTCGTAACGGTGGTGCTGCTAACACTACTGATACTGGCATTCGTGTTCTTTTAGGTATGTCCGGTAATCATGCTGGATCGGTTTATGTGAAATATAATACTGATCATGGCAGTGGAAGTGCTTCTTGTAATTTCTTAGTTATAATTACTTCTGGTAATGCGTTTGTTGCTGAATTTCGTTGCGGCCCAAATAATGAATTTGCTGTTCGTGTTACTGGATCTAATCTGTTTACAGGGGCAAGTAATTCTGTTCCTACTAATGCCTGGTTCAGAGTCGATTGGATTTTGACTGGAACTAATCTTCAATTCAGAGTTTATCATGATCCAGAAGCTGATGCTGCAGATACACCTGATGTATCAGGAAGTGTGACGGTAGGTTCTGGAACTTCTGCGGCTTTGTTCCTGAAGGCTCAAAGTACTTCAGCAATTATCAAAGATTTTAGTTTTGATACTATTCGAATTAAAGATACCCTGGCTTGGTTCGATCATTATGAACCAGCTACTACTGGCCCTGGCGTCACGGTTTGGAATGGTACCACAGAAGAACCCGCTTCAGTTACTGTTTGGAATGGGACTACGGAAGAAGATATTTCTGAAATTGAAATTACTACCTAGCTCCTGGAAGGAGTCTTATGTCATTTGTTTCGCATAGCGGCTCCTTCAAGAATATGGAAAAATTTCTTGTTTCGATGCAAAAACTTGATATCATTCATATTTTAAATAAGTTTGGATCCGAAGGAGTAGCAGTACTATCTAGTGCTACACCTATGGATTCTGGGAAAGCATCAACTTCATGGAGTTATGAAGTAAGTCGTAACGGGTCTGTATATTCTATCGTTTGGTCCAATTCCGACGTCGAGAACGGTTTTCCAGTGGCCATCATGCTTCAATACGGTTATGGAACCGGAACCGGAGGATATGTACAAGGACGGGATTATATTAATCCGGCGATTAGACCTATATTTGATAAGATTGCAACCGAAGTGTGGAAGGTGGTGACCGCCGCATGACTAGCATTGACCAACGCGTTGTTCATATGCATTTTGATAATGCTCAGTTTGAGCATGGAATTAGAACAACACTTGCGTCGTTAGAGGCTCTTAACAAGAGTTTGAAACTTGAAGGCGCCACCAAAGGGTTGCATGAATTAGGCGCTGCCGGTAAATCGGTTCAATTAAATCATATTGGTGCCGCTGTAGACGGAATTGCTAATAAATTCCGTGCTATGTCAGTGGTTGCAATTACGGCTTTGTCCACCATAGCACATCAAGCTTTATCTTCTGGTGGACAAATTATAAAATCTTTGACAATAGATCCTGTCCGTACTGGCCTTCGAGAGTACGAAACACAACTAAATTCCATTCAAACAATTCTTTCCAATACTCAATGGCAAAATACTGGATTGGAAGATGTAAATAAAGCACTTCGAATATTGAATGCATATTCAGATCAAACCATTTATAATTTCGGCCAGATGGCAAGAAATATTGGTACCTTTACTGCTGCTGGCGTTAAACTTGATGTGGCCACAAACGCTATCAAGGGTATTGCTAATCTAGCGGCTATTTCAGGTTCCAATGCAGAACAAGCTTCATCGGCCATGTATCAGTTGTCTCAAGCTTTGGCAACTGGTACGTTGAAGCTTATCGACTGGAACTCTGTTGTAAACGCAGGTATGGGCGGTAAAGTATTCCAAGATGCTTTGATGGAAACCGCTAGAGTTCATGGTGTGGCCATTGATAAAATGGTAAAGGACGCCGGCGGATTCCAAGGCAGTTTGGAAAAAGGTTGGCTTTCATCTGAGATTCTTACTGAAACACTTAGTAAATTCACTGGGGATTTAACTGCACAACAATTGAAATCTATGGGATATAATCAGCAACAAATTGCTGGTATCCTTAAAATGGGTAAAGTAGCTCAAGATGCAGCTACTAAAGTAAAGACTGTATCTCAACTTATTGGAACCCTTCAAGAAGCTGCTGGTTCTGGTTGGGCCCAAACTTGGGAAATTATATTTGGTGATTTCGAAGAAGCTAAATCATTGTTTACGGATGTAAATAATGTGCTAGGCGGTTTTATTCAATCTTCTGCTAAAACTAGAAACGCTGTTCTTGGTGATTGGAAAGAGCTCGGCGGAAGAACTGTACTTATTGAAGGAATCAGTCTTGCTTTCAATAATTTAATGGAAATTCTAAACCCCATAAGACTTGCGTTTAGAGATATATTCCCTAAAGCTACAGGGAAACAGCTATACGAATTGACAGTAGCATTTAGAAATCTTATGAGTGAACTTCGTTTAGGTGAAGATACTATGACAAACCTCCGGCGGACATTTGCCGGAGTATTTGCTATATTTGGTATAGCTTGGGATATTGTTAAACGACTTGGGACAGTTTTGTTTGAATTGTTCCGTGAAACAGGTATAGGGGCTGGAAATTTCCTAGAAGTTACCGCTAATATTGGTGATTTCTTAGTTAATCTAAGAAGGGCCATAAATGAAGGTGAAGGTTTAACTAATTTCTTTAGAGGATTGAAAGCGGTTTTGAAAGTTCCACTTCAGTTACTTTCTATGTTTGCTAAATTAATTGCATCAATGTTTGATGGTTTTGATGCAGCCGGCGCAGCTGATGATGTTGTGCAATTTGTTGAAAATTTCGGTCCACTGGGAATGCTCGCTAATTTCGTCGTGAATGTTTGGAAGAAAGTTCTTTCTGTTTTCGATGATATTTGGACACAACTAGCTCCTCTAGCAAGTAAATTCTCTGAATGGTTCCACGAGATTCAAGAAGCTATTGGGGTATTGGATTTTGATCGTCTTCTAAAATTGATTAACACTGGTATATTTGCCAGTCTAGTACTTGTTATTAGAAACAGTTTGGGTAAAGGTGGTATCTCAGGTTCTATTGAGCAATTGACTAGTACATTGGGTACTATGCAAACTACTCTTAGAGCCACCACTCTCTTGCAAATTGCAGCGGCAGTTGGTATTCTTGCTGCTTCAGTATTGATTCTATCA